CGCGACGTGTGTCCTTCGAAATCTGGTTGGCTTCACGCTGAAGCTGAACCAGAAGGCCCTTGTACTTCTCAACCGACCAGCGGCCATCGGCATCGACATCAAGGTCGAATGTACCGGCAGTCGTCAGGTCAGCCTGCTGCGCACCAAGCTTGGCACGTGAGTTCACCGTACGGACCAACTCACGGTTGATCTCAGCCAGCACCTCAGCCGACAGGATGTTCGCAAGCTCGGACTCAGCGTCGAGACCGTGGATGCTCTTCAGATCCTGCGCCAACTCCATGGTGTACTCAGCCTTGAGTGCACGAGTCTTGGCAGTAACAGTGGCACGCTCGATTGTGAATGACATCTCACCGAAAGCGTTGGAATCGGTATCACCGAGTGCCTCACCTTCCTGAGTAGTCATACCCTCACCAAAACCGAAGTTATCAGCAACATTGTCGCCGTCGGAATCAGGAGTACCGAGTGATGAGGAATCGCCTGAATGAGTACCAGCCAAGTTGCTCGGAGTAGTACCGTCATAGCTCGAGGAGCTGAAGTCGGTATCTGCTTCGTTGAACAAAGCCTCGCTTGAACCCAGACGGGTAGCGGCGTCGTTGTAACGAGCCTTCATCGCGAAGATAAGACCAGTAGGACCAGACATAGGCTGGACACCGGCAATGTCATACGCAATCAGATTCGGCATCGCACGACGGACGAGCGAGATCAGAATTGGATCCCAGTTATCGATGGCACCTGAACCACCTGAGGTTGAGTTAGTCGGAGCCGCCTCTGAGAGGTACTGACCCTGACCGCGCTCTTCTTGAAGCTGCTTCTCAGTGTTCTCGAGAACCTGGGCAATAACGCCGCGCTTATAGGAATCATTCAGAGCAGGAGCCTCCTCGGCCTCGAGGACCGGCTTCCACTTCTGATTTACACTATCGGAACTAAACATTTTGGATACTCTCCTAAAAATTACTTATCGGTTTTGCGAAGAGCGGCTACATAACGTGACATCGGGCCAGAAAGATTTTCCTGCTCCTCAGCTACGTCAGCATCAATGCCGGTTTCTTCAAACATGTGGGATTTCTTTTCGGTACCTTCACCGAAATATGATTCCTTGAGCGTGTCAACCTTCTGTGTGAAAGCATCCTCGTTCTCAAAATCAATTCCTTCGGCGAGACCACGAAGTTTTTCAGCCTGTGAGACGGTAAGGTCATCAGCTGCCTCACGGATGATCTTTTCGCGAGTAAGATCCTGAACCTTCTCCTTCAAAGTCATGGACTTCTTGACAGAGTTATTCAGCTCTTCCTCGAGAGTGTCAACCTTATTGGCAAGCTCATCAACCACGTTAGTCTTACCTTCTGGAACCTCAACATAGTGCTCCTGGAACACGCCCTTCAGCGCACCCATGAACGACTCGGCAATCTCGGCACGGAGGCCATTTTCGATTGCCAGCTGATTCTCTTCCATCCAGCCTTCGACCACGTAGTTCAGATAACCGTCGACCTTTTCAACCAGATCACTTTCGATCCGTGCTGTCTCCTCTGAAAGCTCCTGCTGGTATGATTCCTCGAGTTCCTCGATTCTCTCACCAACCTTCGCGTTCAGTGCGGCCTCAAAGATAACCTCGGCCTTTTCCTTAAAGCCTTCGGACAGGGTAGCTTCTGAATCAACGAGAGCCTCGATGTCCTCCTTCATGGAGTCCTTCTTATACTTCTCGTTCTTTTTCTTCATCCGCTCGGTTGACATTTCGGAATCACCATCCTCCATGTCGTCCTCGTCGTCCTTGTCCTTCTCCTCATACATCTCGTCGTACATCATTTTTTCGACGGCTTTGGAGAGGTCATCCTTCTTCATCTCGGACATCTTGTCATAAGCAGCCTTGATGAGTCCAGCCTTGGTCTTCGGCAGCGGCTTGGCTTTAGGTGCTGCATCGGCGCCTTTCGCCACCGCATCAACACCAGTGCCCTTGGCTACTTCAGTTGCCTTGGCTTCATCAAGACCCGCAATTCCCTCGTCAGAAACTTTATCATCAACGAGATCATTACGGAGCTTTGAATCAATGTCCTGATTATTGGTATCAGACATTTACGTTACTCCTATTGAGTCAAAGTTTTGAGAGGAAATCGTAAACCGATCTCAGTCTCGTACCGGTCAATATCCCATAAAGGGAGTACCCATAGATATAACATTTGTGGTAAACCACAAAACCTTTTATTACTGTTATTTATAAAAACAGCAATTTCTAGATGATTAAAACTTGTTCAGAAAGTCCTTAAAAACCTTCATCTGTGCTTCGGCAAGATGGTCCTGTGATACAGAACCAAGTGTCTTACGATATCCGTCAACATCTTGTGCTCGAATGACACCATTCTCGACAAAATAGTCAACCCCTTCCATAATACCGTTGACAAATGCCTCGGGTGCTGATGGATCCTGTACAATGTCAACAGTCGAGAGAATAAAATCGTCGGATACAACCGTTTTACCCTTCTGCTGTTTCAGTGATCCCATACCGCGAGTTGACACACCAAGCTGAACCTCACCATCCATCAGACCACGAACAATCTGGCCCATTGGAGTCTCGAGGATTTCAGCCTTACCGATGACATTATTACCGTCCCAATTCAGTTCGGTAATCTTATGTGATACGCGATCAAGGTTAATTGTAGGTGAATCTGGATGACCAAGCTCACCGACGGCACGACCTCGCTTGACCTGCTCGTTCGAGTACTTATCGGTGGCGGACTCAAGAACCTCACGAGGATAAACACGCCCGTTTCTATTCTGAGCCTCTGCCTGCATGAAAATGCCTTCGATCATGTACTTCTTAGAGCCATTGACATCCTCTTTCAGATATCTTAGCTCGTCGGTATGCTCGGTGATTAGTTTCATGGCTTAGTTCTCTATTACTTTAGCATTCTTTCGATTACTGAGAGCTGTTTGAAATACTGATCATATGCCTGCTGCAATGCGGCTTCAGACCTCTTTCTCTTGCTTACATCGTCAATCGTGTCGACCATCGCCATTCTAATTTCTTGATGCACGTCCTCGATAGAATCGATCTTTTTACCAAAGTCCTTCTTGGACATCGTACGAGCCTCGTCAAGCTGCTCTTCGGTCTCTTCTTCAACCGGTTCGGAATACATTGAGAGGTATGCGTCTGAGAGTGCTTTGATATCTTTATGTGACATTTCCTAAGTCCTTTCCTACATTACTGGATATGTGATACGTGTGAATCTGATACCGGCATTAGCTGCGTAGAGTTTATCACCCTCGCGCTTCTTAAGGAATACCTTTTCACCAGAGGTCAGTGTCATAGATCCAATCGTCACGTCATTTGAATCAAGTACCGTAACAAGGTGTGGAGATGTTGTAGTATTCACGACGCGAACAATATCTGCATCCGATACGGTCACTGCGCCACCCGATGTTGTCGGTGCTGCAATTTCTTCAGTAATTGGTCTGTATGATGCCATGGTTATAGATCCATCAGCTCAACAAAGTCCTCGATACCCTTTTTCGCTTCCTTTTCGGATTTGAATGTATCGAGTTCGTCACCATCGACGTATGCAATATACTTTGAGCCTTTCTTTTTAATCTCAGCAGTATACTTTTTGCCTTTACCGACCTTCATTTTCTCGACGGTTTTTTCGTTGATCTGCTCTACCGCTTCGGTAATACCAGATCGAAACTGTTTAAAGTCAATCATTACGTTTAGCCTTTTGAGTATTCTTTCATCTTGGCCTTCAACTTCTTTTCTGCATCGGGCTTAAGATCCATAGCAGGGATAATCATTTTAAGAAAATCAGCTTTTTCTCTATTGTCATCGATCATCTGATCGAGTTTATCAACAGCAGAATCAACGTTATTTTTGACCAGATCAGTAGACATACCATCAACAAGCTTTGCTAGTTTCCTTGGATCAATATTCATACCTTCCGAAAGTGATTCAACCACAGAATCAATGCTCTCGGTATTACCGCGATTGGTGCCTTCGGTCATATTCTTTGCAAGTTCGATCTTCTTGTTCTCGAACGCAGAATTGACACGCTCAGCCATCGCGGTCTGGAATTCTGTTTTTGCCGTCGCATAATCCTGCTGTTTTACAGAATTCACAAAGTTTGTTACTCTTTCACTCATTTTAGATTACACCTTAATTTGGTTTGTTACTATTTATACAATTAGAACATTCCATCGTCTTTGGATGGATCTTTGTATTTACCGTCAGCAATCTCTTGCTTAATCTGTTTATTCATACTCTCGATATCATCTTCAGACTGCTGGAGAATATTCTTACGAACCCATTCCTCGGAGTAGTACCGACCGACATAATCATTAAGATCGCGGAGAATATTCAGCCGATCTTGAACCAATTCGGCATGTTTGAGCTCGGCAAAATGAGTATCCTGCATGAAGTCAATGCGGATATTCTGTGAAATCTCTTTCCATTCATTCTCGTTTACGATACCTTTCGAGATCAACTGTGTCTTAAGGATATCCATAAAGAGGTGAGAGAATTTCTTACGGAGACGATTAATGAACTTCTGGAACTTTAGCTCGTCTCGTGTAATCTCTGTCGCGCGGCCCATCGAGAACGGCGAGTCAGACTCCAACCGATTCACTGGAACATTAAGTGCCTTATAAAGGTTCTTTTGGAAATAAACAATATCATCAATCTGCCCAAGATTATCACCACCAGGGAGCGTCGAGATTTCAGTCCCTCGGCCGCCTTCCTTACGTGGCAGCCAAAAGTCCTCGAGCATTGACATATGCTTTCGGTCATCGCGCATCTCGCCGGTATTCGCATCGTATACCATTTTGTTACGATACTTCGACATGATATTCTGCATATACTCTTCGGCCTTACCTTTTGGTAGGTTACCGACATCAATATAGAATATCCGACGTTCCGGAGCTCGCGACAGACGATAGATGACCAACGAATCTTCCATCATCCTAAGCTGATTTACTGGTTTCAGTGCCTTATGCAGGTACGAAAGTACCCTTTTGCGCGTCGAATCTGTAACACCTGATGTTACATATGTAATAGCGTCAGGCGAAATCTTAAGGCCCTGGGACATCTGAGTGAGTGTCTGGTTCTGGTATACGAAATACTCGTTGATACCCTTGACCATTTTGGTTCGGGTTTTCTCGTCGTATTCTTCCTTAACCTCACGAACCTTGCGGATCTTTGTGGGATCAATATAACGAACCTCGAGAACACCCTTCTTTGGATTCTTTTCGTCGAGAATCTTATGATAGTAAATCTTACCATCAATATACCACCGACGGAAGATATCATGCCCTCGGAAATTAAAATCTAGTAGCTCGACTACCTTATCGAACTCTTCGTAAATAAGATCTTTTACCTTGTCTGATTGTTCAAGGCTATCAAGATTAATATTCACTGGAGCAAGTGAGTCATCCGAAACAATTGCTTCGTTTACAATGTCTTCGACCGCCGCATCACATTCTGGATTCTGTGCAAGATCACGATACTTGTGAACAAGATCGTTGTCATTTTTAGTACCAGTGCCATCAAGATCAACGTATGATCCATAATAGCCGCCGGCATTAATAACTTGTCCAGTACCGTCATCCTCTGTCGGAGGAACAAACGATAACTTACGCTTCTCTTCGGATTCGGATTCAGACTTGCGTTTGATTTCAAAACCGAATAGGTTAAACCCACCTTGTCTATCGTTTTCTGCCATTCTTTACTCCATTATCACTATGAAAAAACATCAGGGGAGGCGAACCTCCCCGTCAGTTTCCATCATTATTTATGCGAACCTTAAGAAGTCGTATTTGACTCCCAGTAGTCCACCTGAAGCTCGACCTCGAACTCTTCGATCTCGTTTGTGGTATCCCACGAAACATCAATCGCGCCGACGCTTGACGGGAATGTTCCCTTAAACGTATAGGTCTTAAGTACTGCACCGCTTCTGTCCAACTGAGAAATAAGCATGTCTGCTTTATATTCAGCCGGATTTGTAAGTCCAGTATTTGCGGCGTGAGCATTCATGCCGTTTGACCAACGCTCGAAAGCATTACGGATTGCAAAGTTAGTATCGTTGATCACGGTAATGGTCCATGGTTCAAACGTACGATCACCCGCAACCTGAAGCTCACGGCCTCGGAAAGGAACACCGATGCTCTCTATGGTCGATGCGGGAAGATTTGCAGCCTTACACATAAATGAGGAAAGCTCGATATCTCCGCCGGCATAACCAGGATAGGTTACAGTTGCCTGAAATAGATTGGGGCGTGCACCGCCGCCAATCAGCTTAGATTTAAATTCATCTACTCCAAGAGTCATTTTTGACTACTCCTATTGATTAACCAGCAATCTCACTGAAGTCAACACCGGTACGTACCGCGATGAAGTTCAGCGTGATGAAGTTGATTGAACGTGCAGGCTTGAGGTAGATATCGGCCACAAATCGATTTGTATCGACAACTTCCGGCGTATTATTTGTGTCGTCACAAATGACCTGGAAGTCGGTGAGACCTCTACGACCCTGTACGTCGCGAAGGAAAGGCTCGACCAGATTGCGGAACTGAGCTCGAGTAAACTCATCATTCAGTTCAAACAACTGGAATTTAGCCGCTGTTGCGATTGCCTTTTCAAGAGTGATGAACAAGCGACGAACGTTAATGCGATCAAACGCAGACGGACGTGCCAGGGCAGTCTTATCTCCAAAGAGGACAGTGCCTTCACCAGG